ATAAGAATGATAGAAAGGCTTGGGAGACAGATGCTAGACAAGATTTAGATTTTTACTTAGGTAATCATTTCACAGAATCAGAATCTCACGAATTATCAGCGAGAAACCAGGCAGATGTTCCTATGGATAGAATATCTCCTGCTGTTGAAAGATTAAAAAGTATGCTGACATCCAGACCTCCTGTGTTTACAGTTGTACCTAGAGAGGATTCAGACACATCATTAGCCTATCTTTGGAGAGAGGTAATGGGATTTGCTTGGCAGAACTCAGAAGGAGACGCACAGGTAAAACAAGCGATACACGATTATTGTGTAGTAGGGCTTGGATTTTTATATGCTTACATTGACTATGACTCTGACTTTGGTAAAGGGGATGTAAAGTTTTCATACCTTGACCCATTCAGAGTGTATGTCCCAGCTTCATCCAGAGATAGATTTTTTACAGATGCAGATAACATAATCTTATCTACAATACTTACAGAAACACAGGTTTTAAATTTATATCCAGAGTTAGGTTCAAGCGTAGACCCAGAAACTGGAGAAGAGATTGACCCATTGATTGATAAAATATCTACATACTCTAATGAGCAAGACTATCCTGATAATATAAATAAAAACTCTTTGAATACATATACACCTGATACAGTAAGAGGATATACAGAACAAAACTATAAACGTTTTCAGATATTAGAAAGATTTACAAAAGTTAAAGTTCCTTTTTATCGTTTGATGGATAATGAAAATGGTAAAGAGTTTATTGTAGATGAAGCAGATTTTAGAATATTTTTAGAGCAAAATAAAAATTTAATTGAAGAGGGCAAGGTAGATATTATACAAGTCTATCAAAATAGAATTAAAGTTGTTGCAAGTATTGGTGAGGTAGTGTTGTATGAAACTATATTGAACACAGATGTATACCCAATAGTGCCTATTGCAAACGTTTGGACTCAAACCCCTTATCCTCGTTCTGATGTCTCCAGAGCAAGACCAATGCAACGTTTGTTAAATAAGTTATGGTCATTAGCACTATCTCACGCACAAGCATCAGCAGGTTTGAAACTTATGGTTCCTATTGGAAGTGTAGAAAATATTTCACAATTAGAAAAAGATTGGGCTAATCCAAACGCAGTTATTGAAGTAGACTCATCACAAGGTGAGCCACACTATCCAGCACCACAGCCTTTGACTGGAGAGTTTTATAGATTGATACAGCAGTGTGAGTTTTATATAAACTTTATTTTTGGTATTCCAGAGATTATGCAAGGAGTGGGAGAACAGCCAGATACTGCAAGAGGAACTGAAAGAATTATAGCATTAGGTAGTGAAAGACCTAAATCAAAACTTAGAGATGTAGAATTTAGTATAAAGAGATTAGGTAAAGTAATGTACAACTATGCTAAAACACATTACAACGTACCAAAATTAATGAGATTGGTACAACCTAATAATGATATTACAGAGCAAATGGCTCAAATATACTCTGACAAAACGAGAGTTGTGTTTGATTTAAAGAAAGATAAACACAATTTAGAACAGCACGATGTGGGTATTGAGTCAGGTTCTACATTGCCAACAAGTAAATACGCAGAGTTAGCTGTGTATATGGAAGCATTCCAAATGGGATTAGTAGACCAAGTAGAAGTATTAAAGAAAAACCCAGACATCTTTGATAAGGAAGGTATTTTAAATCGTATGAATCAAAGAGCAGCAATGGAGCAACAAATGACAAGTATGTCAGAAACTATAAAGAATTTACAGGGAGACCTGCAAACGGCTACAAGAGAATCTATATCAGATAGAAAACGAACTGAAGTTGAGAAATTTAAAACTCGTTTACGTGATATAGAGGCTAACGCCACTGCCGATAGGCGTATAAGTAAAAACAAACTAAACGATAAGGTGTTGCTAGAACTCGAGAAATTGCGTGGAGAACTTAAAGTCGTAGAGGCTGAAGTCAAGCGTGGTTCTGCTCAAGCAGAGGACTAGACATCGAAGGAGTAAATATGAGTAATGAAACATCACAAACCGATACTCAAGCTGTAGAATCTATGGATACGGTTCAAGCTGGGTCTCAACAAGAAGGTACTTTAGAAGGACAAGAAGCAATGGATTGGCAAAAAGAAGCAAAGAAGTTTCAGTCTATGTATGACAAAGCTGAAGCAGAAAAAAAGCATATGGACCAATACAAACCGCTAGTGAACTTACTAGAGCAGAGACCTGACCTTGTAGAGACTTTAAGAGATAGTATTGTCGGTAATAATGGTGAAGATAAGAAAACTGAGACAGCACAGTTACAAGATGACGAGTTCAATCCGTGGGATGCGTACAACAAACCTGGCTCTCCATCATACGAAATGCGTGTGAAACAAGAAGAAGCTAGAATAAATAATGCTGTAAACAATGCTATGAGAGGGCAAGAACAGAAACAGTTTATTTCAAACACAATGAATAAACTTGAAAGTGATTTTGGTATGAATAAAGACGAAGTGCAGGAATTTATGCGTTTTGCTCAACAGCCAAAAGACAATGTTCCTCTTGATAACTTAGTCAAACTTTTTAAAATGAATAAAGGTGAATACAAAGAACCTGTTATTCAAAAGCCAGACACAAGTAATCAAGCCCGTACAGCAGGAGTTTTGCAAGGTGGAAGTGTTCCTACCAAGTCTGAACAAGATGGAATGTGGGACCAAATCCTAAATGCAGCAAATGCTGGTAGTATTAGTAGAGGAATAAAACGTAAATAACTAGGAGAATAAAATGGCAATAAGCGGACAAATCAAACAAACAGACTTGATTGCTGGTACTTTATCTGCTGATAATCCACCTTATAGTAGTGCTCCAGATAGAAGAAGACTATATAACTTTTCTGATAGGATTGCTGAATTAGCACCTGAAGAAAGTCCTTTCTTCGTCTACTTGAGCCAAACTGCTAAACTTCCTACTGATGATTCATTGTTTCGTTATCTTGAAGATAGAACAAAGATTAATTATACAAGTAGAGAGTTCCTTTTAAAAGGTAATCACGATAGTTCAGCAACTCAAGCTGCTGGTGATTCAGTATCATTTATAGTTGATACACCAGATGGTGCTGCTGTGGACTTTCTTGTTAAAGGTATGGTATTTGCTGTAAGAACTATGGGCGATACTGCTGACGATGCTGTATATGCGAACATCGTATGTAGAGTAGAAGATGCACCAGTTCAGGATTCATCAAACAACCAAACTACCTTTACAGGTAAAGTAATATCTGTTTCTTCAACTGCAACTAATGCAAACAAACTTTTAGATAATAAAAGATGTCAAATCATTGGTACTGCATATGGAGAAGGTACAGGTTCACCAGACGTATTCTCAGATAGCTTAGAAGATAATTATGGGTACACCCAGATTTTCAAAACAGCAGCTGAGATTACAAACACAGCGTATGCTACACAACTACGTGGAGTATCAAACGAGTTCGAGAGAGTGTTAGCTCAAAAAATGAGAGAGCACAAAATCGACATTGAAAGAGCTATGCTCTTCAACCAAAAAGCAAGAGTTGGTGACATTCAGTACACTGAAGGTCTTGTTGGACATATCATCAAAAACAGCACCGTTGTAGGTGGAACAGATAACTTATCATACGTTTCTGGTAAAGGTTATTTCAGAACAGCTAAAGCAGCTGAATTGACATATGACAGATTACTAAGTGACTTTGAAGTTCTGTTCGACCCAGCAAGAGGGGGTTCAAATGAAAGATTAGCATTAGCTTCTCTTCCAGTAATTTCCTTCTTCAACAAAATGGGAGATGGTTTCTTTGCTGATAACTCAACAGCATCAACTCAATATCAAATCAATATGGATGAACTATCAGGACAGTTTGGTCACCAGTTAATGGAAATCAATACAGTTCACGGTTCTATGTTTATGGTTAAAGAACCATTATTCAGAGGACATTCATCTGGATTAATGATGTTAGCTGATATGAGTAAACTATACTACAGACCACTTGTTGGTAATGGTATTAACAGAGATACACAAGTTATGACAAATGTACAAGGTGCAGATGAAGACTTAAGAAAAGATATGATTCTTACAGAAGCAGGTCTTGAAGTATGTCTTCCTGAATCACATTACTTGATTAACTTGGAAGGAGTATAAAATGGCTAAGAGTGCATATTTAGAAGTAAATAGTGGTGTTAGTGATTTTAAACACAAAGTAGAAGGAATCGCAGCAGCTAGAACTTTAACTGCAGCAGATTCAGGTAAGGTCTTTACAATTAGCCAAGCTTCTGCTTATAGTATCACATTACCTACTGCAGCAGCAGCAGGTGCTGGATGGAATGCTAAATTCATTCTTACATCAGCAGCATCTAACGCAGTGAAAGTAATCCCTAATTCAGCAGAAGATACCTTAATTGGTTTAATTGTTTCTGCAGACTCTTCAGGCGGAGAATCAGCAGAATCAGGAGTTGATGAATTAGTTTGGGCTTCTGGAGCAGCAGTTGGTGATTGGGCTGAACTCGTGTGTGATGGACAAAACTATTATGTTTTTGGAGCACAACACGATAACGACCATATGACTATATCATAACCCGAACCAATAAGGGTAACAGTTTTGGATACTGTGGGGTTGTTCGTATAAAGGTTCAACCCCGAAATCCAAAAAAATTTAAAACTAATAGGAGAATAAAATGGCAAATTTTGATACAGTGACAAAAGTTATAATCAATGATATTAGTCCAGCTGCAAGTACAGTGTCTGGTTCTTTAGCAAAAGAAATCAATGATTATATTGAAACTATAGATGATGCAAAACTTGTAGCTACTAACGCAGTTATGTTAGACAGAAGTAGAGTTGCATTCATTATCATTACTAAAGTGTAATGGCTAATTGTCAGCATTGTAATAAACCAAATAAAGAAGGACACTTTAATTGTCCATCTTGTGGCAGGAGGGCACACCCTCCAAAGTGGAGCACTCAGTTTGTTATAAGAGAAACACCAATGGCAACTGCTATTAGAAAAGACCAAATAGATTTTGGTACAACTGATATGGAAAGTCATATCAAAAAAACAAAACAGAAAAATGATGAAGAAAGAAGTAAAAAACTAGATAACCTAATATGGGGAGATAAATAATGTACGGAAAAATAAAAGCATCAAAGATGAATGGCAAACGAAGAAAGAATGCTATGAACGGAAAGAAGAAAAAGAAAGTAGTTAAAAAGAAAGGCTACAGAAGATAATGGCAAGAAAGAAAACGAAAAGAAAAAAAGGCAGTCCTAAACCAAAGAATCCAGCTTTGTATTCAAGAGTAAAGGCTGCAGCAAAACGTAAGTTTGATGTATATCCTTCTGCATATGCTAATGCTTGGTTAGTAAGAGAATATAAAAAACGTGGTGGTAAATATTAATGGCTTACAAGGGTGGACTTAGAAAGTGGTTCAGTGAAAACTGGGTTGATATTGGTGCTCCGAAAAAAGGTGGAGGCTTCAAAAAATGTGGGAGGTCAAAACTAAAAGCGGACAAAAAAAGAAAGTATCCTAAGTGTGTCCCTGCTGCTAAAGCAGCAAAGATGACTAAAGCACAGATTAGAAGTGCGGTTAGTAGAAAGAGAGCAAAAGCACAAGGAGTAGGCGGTAAGCCAACAAACGTAGCAACATTTGCTAGAAAACAAAATGGAAAGAAAAGAAAATGAGTGACAATACAAATAAATTTTTTACTCTTGAGAATAGATTAGAAAACGGTGCTATAACAGCTGAGGAATATGCAGCACTTAAAAGCTTGAACATAGACATTGATTTTATTGAGAAAAGAGAAGGCTTTGAAACTGAAGGTTACATTCCAACAAGAGAGGGAAGAAATGACGGAACAATTTTTGGTAACTCAGGAGTTACCATAGGATTCGGTGTTGATTTAGGGCAAAGAAGTTTGATGGATTTTGTAGGATTTGAAGACCAAGAACTCATAAAAAAATTAGAACCATACTTTGGGCTAAAAAAACAAGATGCTCAAAACTTATTACTTGAAAACATACGAGCAGGTAATCCTCTTGTTGTTACAGAAGATGAGGCTAATAGATTAAGCAATCATATATTAGAAAACTTGACTGGCACACTTAGAACAAATTTTACAAACCTGTTTGGTGTAGATTTAGCAGATGTGCCACCACAACTTCAAACTGTTGTGGCTTCAATAGGTACGCAATACGGACCAAACTTTTTAGACAATCCTATGACTGAAGAGTATGACCCAAAGACACCTAAGTTTGCAGAGAAATTACGTGAAGTCGTACAAAGTCCAGAAGTTGTAAGAGTCACTCCTCAAGGCTCATTGATGTCTCCAAATATAGAGGCATATGAAACTTTAATTGATGAGCTTAGAAATTTTGGTGATGCCTATGACGATAGAAGAGAGGCGGAAGCAGATTTAATACAGTCTTACATAGAAGGAATAGGAAGATTATAATGAGAGGACTAAGACCGCAGGTAAAAAGACATACTAACGGTAAGAAGAAAACCAGACAAGGGCAAAGCAATAATACAAAATACGGAAACAAAATGAGTACAAAATACTACAAAAAAAGATATAGAGGACAAGGATAATGGCAACATTTAAACAACAAATATTTGATATTACTGGTGATTTATCTACATCAGTATCTGACGCTTCAATAACACAGTGGCTAACATCAGGTGCCAGATTAGTATTAAATGCTATGCCTATACACAAACTTGAAAGAATTATTTCAGACGAAGCCACAGATTTTGGTGATGGAGGTTTAGATGTGGAAGGTAAAAGAATTGTAGAAGTGTTTAGAAAAGACGGAGCAAACTCAGATACAAATTTACGATATTTTCATCCTGCTAGAAAGATAGGTGTCAAGATGAAAGGCAGAGCCACAGACTCAAGCTATATGGAATTTGCATCAGCAACCGACCCTGCATATTATATAGACGAAAAAAAACTTTTTGTTTTACCTGCAATGGGAAGCGGTGTTGATTATGCTAACGCATCTTACATTGATACTAGTATAACAGTGGCTCACAGCGTAGAAGTTATTGATAACTTTCCAGATGAGGCAGAGTATGCTGTAACTCTTTATGCAGCAAGACAAGCGTTGAAAAAATTAATAGCAGATGCAAACAATGATGAGGATGTAGAGTTGGCATCATCATATAGCAACCAGTATGCATTAGTAGATGCACAATACAAAGAAGCATTACAGATTTTAGGTATAGAAGAAATAGAAGAAAGAAAACTACAAAGGGATGCTAGATAATGTCAGGAGTAACTACTAACTGGACAAAAAGTACAAGCAATGATACGTTAGGAAAAGATAGTAATTCTACTACATCTTGGACAGAACCTGCTTTAAATGTGATAGCTATAACCTGGGCAGAAGTTTTAGAACAATTTAAATTTTGGGTAGATGGTAACTCTTTTTGGCAAGATGTAAATAGTAATTGGGAGGATTTATAATGGCAGCAATAGAATTTAGTGGTAAAGAAATACATAGTAGAGTTCAACAGGCAGTACCTGAAGTTTCAGAAAACTATGTATTAAATCTTATAAACGAAGCGTTGATAGATTTAGGACAATATAATTTAAAAACAGAGTATGCTAAAACAAACTTAGCAAATGGACAGCAATGGTACGGATTAGGTGATGATAGAGATGTTACAGTAAACAAAGTTTTTAGATGTAGTATTTTAAACTCTGATGGAGAGTATATAAGAATACCTAGATTAACAAATCAAGAAACAAAAATAACAGATACGGAGTAATTATGGCAGCGGTAGATAGTACATTTAAAGACCCTTCAGTAAACTTTGTTTGGTGGATAGAGGGAGATAAAATAGCTATAGCCACTTCAGAGGGTGATGGAGGAACGATTGAAACAGGAAATGGTAGACTAAAAGCTCCTATCATTGGTTCAGGTTCTGATGTAATTACAAATGGTATGCTTATATCTTACTATGCAGAGCCAGATAAGCTTACTTCTATCACAGGAACAATAGATTTAGACAATGCATTACAACCTGCATTGATATTATATGTAAAAGCAAAAGCTCTTATGGATGCTGCCGCAAGAACAAATAATCCAGAATTAGCTTCAATAAAATTACAATCAGCTCAAATGGCTATGGCAGAATACAAAGAAATGATTACAAAGTATGGAGCAAGAAGAAGAGATAAAACTGGAGGAACACGTGGAGTGGTTCCTGCAAACTTTAGATAGAGGTAAAAAATGGCTACACTAACAGGAAAAAAAATATCAGATTCTTATAAGGACTTATTACAAGTTTCAAATAGTAATGCTGGAGTTGATGGAACATTAAGAGACATAGAAGATGGAGAGGGTACAGCAAGTGTACTACAGATAAGTTCTTCTTCTATAAACATCAAAGATGATGGAGCTCTACAAATCAATGAAACTGCAGTTACAGCTACTGCAGCAGAGATTAATGTATTAGACGGTATTACAGCAACAGTTTCTGAGTTAAACATACTAGACGGTGTAACTTCTACAGCGGCTGAAATTAATGTTTTAGACGGATATACTGGTAGCGTAACAGAATTAAACTACTTAGACACTTTACACGCCACAGGCGTAACTGCTACAGAATTTGACTTTCTTGATGGTGTTACATCAAACATACAAACACAGTTAGATTCAAAAGTTACTGGATTCAGAACAATAGAAGTAGATACAAACGGTGATGATAGTGCTAATGAAACATTAGGTGCATCAGAAACTTTAAGATTCAAAAAAGGTAGCAATGTTACTTTATCAGAATCTGGTGGTGTAATAACAATAGCAGCAACAGATACTAATACACAATTATCTAATTCTGAAGTTAGAACAGCTGTTGAAGCAGCTACTGACTCTAATGTATTTACAGACGCTGACCACTCTAAGTTAAATGCAATAGAAGCAAGTGCAGATGTAACAGATGCAACCAATGTTACTGCAGCTGGTGCTTTGATGGATTCAGAGGTTTCTAACCTATCCTTTGTAAAGTCTTTAACATCTGGTATATCAAACGGTAATGTTTTAGTTGCTAATGCAAATGTAGCAGATAATGACTTTCTGAAAATAGATGGCACGTCAGTAGAAGGTAGAACTGCAGCTGAAATGAGAAGTGATTTAAATGTTGAAGACGGAGCTGATGTAACAGATACTGCAAACGTAACTTCAGCAGGTGCTCTTATGGATAGTGAAGTAGACGCAGATTTAAAAACATTTGCTTTACCTGCGAATACTACTATATCAACATTTGGTAAAAGTATTGTAGATGATGCAGATGCTGCAGCAGTAAGAACTACAATAGGTGTAGACCCAGCAGGAACAGATAATTCAACCAATGTAACTCTTGTTACCTCTTCTCACGATTATCTATCATTAAGTGGACAAGCTATTACACTTGGACAAATTGATATTAGCGATGATACCAATTTATCAGCAGGAACAAACATTTCTTTTAGTGGAGATACACTTAACGTAGATGACGCATTTTTAATTAATAGTGGGGATGACACTACCTCTGGAACAATTACAGCAGCAGGATTTACTACTACTGGAACATTGGCAGCAGGATTAGCAGATATAGATGATGTTGTTATTAATGGAGCAACAATCGGACACACAGACGATACAGATTTAATTACATTAGCAGATGGAAATGTAACGATAGCAGGTGAATTAGACTTAACAACATTAGATGTTTCTGGTAACGCAGATATAGACGGAACACTAGAGGCAGACGCTATTACTGTTGGCGGTACTGCATTGAATACAGTTATAGCAGGAGTTACAGTATCAAATGCAACATTAGCTGCTACAGTTACAGTATCAGACAGCACAGCAAACACAAACTTTCCAATAGTATTTCACGATGAATCAAATGCTTTGTTAGATGACACAGGTGCATTAAGATATAATCCAAGTACAGGAACATTATTAGCTCCTAATTTAGTTGTGGCTGGTACAACTACAACTGTAGATACAGTAACTATGGAAGCAGCAAATGCTATTATATTTGAGGGAGCAACAGCAGACGCACACGAAACAACATTGTCTATTGTAGACCCTACTGGTGATAGAACAATAAATCTACCAAATGTATCAGGTACTATACCAGTATTAGCAGCAGCATCAACTACACAAATTTCAGCTACACCAGAAGAGTTAAATGTACTTGACGGATATACAGGAAGTGTTACAGAACTTAATTATCTTGACACTCTACACGCAACAGGAGTTACAGATACTGAGTTTGATTTCTTAGACGGAGTAAGTTCTAATATACAAACACAATTAGATACAAAGTTTGATATAGCAGGTAATGGACTAACTAAATCAAGCACTACTGTAAATGTTGTAGGTGGCACTGGTATAACCGCTAATGCAAACGATATACAAGTTACTCCAGCTCAAACTGGTATTACCTCTCTAACTAACGCATCTTTAGTTGTAGGAAGAGACGGAGACAACCAAATAAAATTTGCTACTGATAATCAAATTATCTTTGAGGTAGACGGAGGTGACAATGTAATATTTAAAACTGGCGGAGAGATTGAAGCTACTTCATTAGACATATCAGGAAATGTTGATGTAGACGGTACTCTTGAGGCTGATGCTATCACTGTAAACGGAACTGCTTTACCAAATGTAGGTACAATTATATCTGTAGACCATACTACGGATTCTTTAACAGCTATTGAATCTGGAGATAAACTAATTCTTATAGATGCAAATGATAGCAATAATCTTAAAATTGCTAATGTACCTACACCATTAACTACAGAACAAGTTCAGGATATTGTTGGTGATATGGTTACAAGTACAAATACTGAAACTGGTATTGCAGTAACTTATCAAGATGGTTCAGCAGATATAGATTTTGTTATACAAACTTTAAACCAAGACACTACAGGTAATGCAGCTACTGCTACAGCTTTAGAGACAGCAAGAAACATTGGTGGAGTATCTTTCGACGGTACTGGTAATATTAATTTACCTGGTGTAAATACTTCAGGTAACCAAGATACGAGTGGTACTGCAGCTAACGCAACACACGTAACTGTTGCTGACAACGAAAGTACAAATGAAGATAATTTAATACCATTTATAGAAAATGCTTCTGCTACAGGTAATGTTGGTCTTGAATCAGACGGCGACCTACATTACAACCCTAGCACAGGTACAGTTACAGCTACAATATTCAAAGGTAATATTGATGCTGTAGACGGAGACTTTGACGGCACACTTGAAACAGATGCTTTGACTATTGGTGGAGTTACATCAAACGCATTTACAACTACACTTAAAAATAAACTTGACGGTATAGCTACTGGTGCTACTGCTAACGCTGGTACAGTAACAAGTGTTGCTACTGGAACTGGGGTCAGTGGTGGCACAATAACTGGTTCAGGTACAATAAGTGTAGATGCTGCACAAACTGGTATTACTTCTATACTTAATACATCTTTAGTTTTAGGTAGAGACGGTGATAATCAAATAAAGTTTGGAACAGACAATCAGATTATATTTGAAGTTAGTGGTGGAGACAATGTTATCTTCAAAGCAAGTGGTGAGATTGAGGCATCAAGTTTAGATATTAGTGGTAACGTAGACGTAGACGGAACTTTGGAAGCAGATGCTATTACAGTAAATGGTACAGCACTACCAACAGTAAGTCAAATATTAGCTACTGATGTAACTACAGATTCTCTTACTGTTCCAGCTAGTGGTGACAAAGTAATCTTGATTGATGCTGATGACAATGATAGTCTTAAAGTAGCAAACTTCCCAAGTGATTCAGTAAGAACAATTACTGCTGGTGGTAATACCTTAGCTGATAATGAAACACTAGCATTTACTGCTGGGTCTAATGTAACTATTTCAGAATCAGGAGGAGCTGTAACTATAGCAGCTACTGATAATAATACAAACCAGCTAACTACTTTCCAACTAGAAGATGGAGATGGCACTGAAGTTACAGTATCACACGCTAAGGAAGTAAAATTTGTTGAGGGTGGTAGAATTGATATTAACTGGACTGATACATCAAATGGTTCTAATGCAGACCCGTATGATTTAACTTTTACTGTTGATGATGATTTATCTAATTATGACAATAGTAGTTCTGGTTTCTTAACAGCTCACCCTAACATATCAGCAGCTTCATCATCTGATAATAGTGGTAGAACATATATACAGGACATATCGCTAGATAGTAATGGTCACGTAACTGGTATTGCAACTGCTACAGAAAGTGTAACAGATACTAATACAAACCAACTAACAACTTTTACTCTAACAGCAGATAGTGGTAGTAATCAAACAATAGCACACGGAAACACTTTAGATATTGCAGGTGGTACTGGAATATCAACTTCAGTTGGTGCTACAGATACAGTTACTGTAACTTTGGG